TTGGCTTTGCTGCTGTTGGCTTTGCTGTATGTACTAATCCTGTCGGCGTCTTTGTAATTGTGCCTCCTGTACTAGATTTTGACTTGTTTGCACCGCTTAGTGTATTACTCATCTGGCCAAATGCGTCGGCACCACCTGGCGGACGTTTAGATGAACGTGATATTTCATTTAAGTTCATGTTATTGACTAATCTCTATCTATCTCGTCACCATCTTTTATACGATTTACCATTCGAGTAAATCTAGCTGGATCTGATCCTCTGATACTCGAGACAAAGCGTTTCTTTAATGCTTCAGCCTCGGCGGGCGAGAATGAATCATCTATCGATTCAAGTAAATTTATTGCTGATACTATAATATGTTGCGCTCGTGCCTCAATCAGATCTTCTTTACTTTTCTGAGGTACGTAGGCGCTAATTTCTTCTAATATAGATCTGCTTCTGCGATTAATAGACAATTTATAGTCTCCAATAACTTTTAATTATTTATCGTCTTTTATCTTTTCTTAAGAAATGCTCGAACACCAGCTGCACCTTCTAACGGGTCTACTGTAGATTTATTTTGTGTGAAACTAGTAATCTCGCCCGTTTTTGCATCAACTTTTTCACTCGATCTGACAACACTGTTCCGCTTCAATTGCTCCATCACACTCTTAGAAGTTGCTGCAACTGCACCTTCATCACCCTCTTCTAAGTCTGATATACGCAAACTCTTATTATTGAATGCTAAATCTATCTTAGACCCAACACCCGAACTCGAACGTGTCTTAATAAATTGAATCTGATAACGGCCGCTTTCCTTCATAGCAGCACTTGTAAAAATGCCTATAACATTATCAGCTGTGTTCACCTTAGAAATACCACCTGCAATATGACTAGGGTCATATTCTATTTCTTCGTATGAACCGCGATTCAATTGTGATGCAGATACTGTCACTATATCGAGTTCTACCGCTAAATTTCGTAATTCTTCTGTAACATACTTGTCTTTAACGAATAAATTCTCTGCAGAAATCTTCTTGCTCATAGGAGACATAAGATCTAAGTAGTCAACTAAGATTGCATCTACTTTTTTACCACAACTAATTTCATATTCTTTAATATATGCTCTAATATCATTGGTCGTACATCCATTCGGCATTTGTTTAATACGCAAGGAGCCTTGACTTTTCTGTTGAGATGCACGAATACGCATATGTACATCATCAATATTACGCATAACTTCTCTTGTTTCATAATTCGTGTGCATTGCATCGATACGCATAGCACTAAGCTTTTCACTTAACTCTAAAGATAGATATACTACATTAAATCCCGCTTGTGCCCAATTAACTGCTAAATTCTGTAAGAATAAAGACTTACCTGCACCGGATTGTCCTGCAAAAATAGTTAATTCACCCTTGTTCAGTCCGCCGAACAATTTATCATCGACTGTTTTCCATCCGGTAGATACTTGTCCCTTATTTTCTCTTAAAGCTTCTAATCGTGCCCTCGGGTCAGCATAATAATCGAGTCCGAGATCCTTAACCAATGCAATTTCCACCGCAGCTTTAATATCAGCCAATACCTCACCATATCTGCCCTCATCTAATCTTTCCGGTGATGCTAGAATTGCATCACGCAATGCTTTGTGTTGGCAGAACTTTTCAAACTCTCTTAAGAACCAGCCATCGTGTACGGCTGCTTCTTCTTCCATTATTTTGATTTCTTTTTTTGTTACTGCCCGGATTTCATCTAAGGACGGTATAATCGAGAAGGCAGTACTATATCCTTCTATGAATGCAACTGTGTCACGGTTTTGTTTATCGTCGAAATAAGCAGATTTTATAATTCCCTTACATCTAACAAACAGATCTTTATTACTCATCATAAAACTGATGAATATATCCTCTATATCTTTACTATAGTCATTAATTTCGCTGGCATCATCGCTCATATTTTCGTTGTCTCTCGTTTTGTTCTAATTCCCATGCCACTTTAATCTTGACTTTACCGGATACTGCTGAAGAAATTATGGAATGAGTCGTCAATAATCTTCCATATCTTACTGCTGCGGCTGCGGCATCTTTTATGTCTACTTCCCACTTCGGGAAGGATACTGCCCAATTATTTTCGATAGCGGCATCGACTAGATCGCCACCCTTCTTATCTCTATCAGGACATACAATAATATTCTTCTGTAATCTGTTAATTATATCAACTTTAGATTGTCCTATTTCGCCTAATATACTTATGCCATCTGTTACCCAGGCATCCAGTACACCCTCAGTGGCTATAGTGTATTTACGTGACCACCCTTGCTGATGATCCAAGTTATAGACAAAGTCTGTCGGCGACTGCTGAAAGTATTTAGGTATCGATTTGTCTGGAACATCGTAACATAGCCTACCTGTATATCCTACTATGTTATCCTTATAGAAATAGGGTATAATAAGTCGTTGATGCATATTATGCATCTTAGAAGGTGACCAATAAAAATTCTGTAAATCAAATATCTTTCTATCTATCGCATAATTGACTACTCTTAAGAAATTTCTGTCTGTTAATCCATTTTCTAACCAAGTCGAAACGGAACAAGCATCCTCGGGTAACTCCATGGGCTTCCATTTCTGAAATAATGCTTTAAATTTACTCTCGGGATCTTCTACTACTGCACCTTCTCTAACGGACTGGATTTGATTCTTTTGTTTGAATATTTCAAACTCCATTTGCTCGATAAATTTTTCATCTATGTGTAGTTGATTCAAGAAAAACTTAAAAGACTTGGATAACTCCTTACCTTCTGTATATCCCGAAGAGAATCCACAGTTAAAGCAATTCATCGCAATAGAATTAGGATTAAATTGTATTCCGAAACGGAAGCGAGTATCTCTACCGTGGCCCTGTGTGTGACAGAGTGGACAATTGCGCTTATTCCAGCCCTTAGGTGCTTGCTTGAGCGGGCCTATATTCGAAAGTATTGCGTCTTTTAAGACATCTATAATCATTCAGTAAGTATAACAGATAACCTAACGAAAGTCAATTAGGTTATGTAGTTATGTTCTTACAATCAGCTTCTTAAAGATACCCGGATCTAATACTTGTGTGCTTGGAAAGTATCTAAACTTCAGAAATAGTACGTTAGCCTGAAATGTCCAGGCCTGCGTTCCTGTATATTGCATATATTCTATATCGACCGACATAGTTGACGGATAAATCTTGAACCATCTTGTATCTTGCAGGTATGGATCGGGCGTTTCTTCTAGTGTTCCCCATATTTCGAGAATACCTGTGAAGTTTTCCGTATAGGTCGAGAATGATTGAACAGAGTCTTTATGATTTAATACTCTTCCACCCGGTATTCTGCTACTATAGAAACAAGGGCGCGGCGCACCACCCCCATTTACTGAAACCAATATATCGGGTGTCCAATCTTCAGGATTTAATGTTATGCCTGGTTGTGGCGACTTAAATGCCTGATTTGTAATTTCTATCTGCATAGAAATGTTATCGTACATATCGCTATACAAAGGTTTCTCTACGTAATATCCGGGAAAATTTTCCACAAAATTTTCCGTCCTTATCAGAACCATGTTATATATTGCAGGTGCCACATCGGATATGTCGCCGCTATCCAATTCTAACGTGATTAATCCTTTTGCCGGACCTAATCGGCATAATTTTTCTAACACAATTGTATTATTATCAGTGTTAATTATTCTTGCATATACTTGCTGATTACAGGAAACATCGGCAGGTATTCTGTCGGGACCTAATGCTCTAAAGATAATTTTATTGTCTATTCCTCTATGTGCTAAAATTGTATTCTTGTTCATCGGGCCTGTATCCTTGAGTGGGCAGAACACATCATTAACAACCAATAGTTGTCTAACGTGATCGTACAAATATACTTTATTGAATGTTATGTCTGTCATATTATATATTTATCAGTAAGAACATCGAAAAAAGTTTCAGCTGATTCTAAAACGTATAAATAACTGGTATGACAAATATTCTAGAGATAAAAGATAAATTTCCGTTCTTAAGTGGACTAAAATCGCCTACCTATGAATATATAGGTATTATTCAAAACTCCGATGACAGAATAATAAGCTTCTACGATTATGAAGCCATACATACTCCGCAAGAAAAGATACTTTTCTTAGAGTTAGGTGAAATATGGTGGTGGGAAAGTAATAGGTTGCTACCTATTAATATATTCTTACAAGGCCAGATGAACCCGTTTCGTTATTGTATGAAGACTGTAGTTAATAAAGACATAGAAGTTATGTTTGGCACATTGACTAGTCTAAATAATATAATGAAGAAACGCATTAAGAAGCGTCAGATACAGTTAATCAGAAATACTGATTAATCTTTCGATATTTTCTCAATCAATAAATTTAAATTTACTATAATAGCTAACGCATAGCTAAGAGAGTGACAGCGTTTGAATTGATAGGTTTCGTCACCTTGTACCTTAACCCATACTTCTGCTTTAATCTTATCCCAGGAACTATGCTGTAGATAAGCCTTAGCTGGTCTAATGATAGCAAGTATCATTGCTAAATCTTCTACGGACTTAGGTTTATATTTCTGTAATAAGTCACTATGCCCTTTTAAATGGAATAACTGCTCAGTTATTTCTTCATATTCGAAGAAGTCCCAGGGCGGTTCTTTATCAATAAGTTCTAATAAGTGATCTTCATCACGCACAGACTCATACATATTGACATTAAGAAAATCTACCTTAAAGTATCCGTACTCGTTTGCTACCCTGTGATCCACAGTCGACATATTTGTTGTCGGATCTCTCGGTATATTTTGGAAATATACACCGGTAGGATGCTTCTCTACCTTATTATCTGCACGACTGATAGAGCCGTATATACATTCTAAGCCACGCAATATATCTTCGCGACCTATGCAATCTATATCTACGTCTGTCGAAACTTTTTTCATTTTATCTCGGGAATATATGGGCAATAATACATAGCTGTTCTTATAGGTGTTTTACCTGTATACCATATCTTAGGTATAAAACATTTTTCAAATGTTAACTTAAATGCTACTAGATCCTCATCATTGGCAAACTCATATGTTTCTACCTTGTCTATACCTTCGTGATGTATTACTCGTCTTACATCAGATCCGGATCTTTGTATCCAGTCCAGAAATTCCTGCTGCGATAAATCCCAGTCAGCCATAATAATGCCACTCATAACCTTGCCTGTTCTAATAATTCTCTGATATATTCGACATCATCGTCAGACTTTTTAAATTTCTTCATCCAGCCGCCTGGATCAATTATATCGCCTATAATTTTCGAATGATCTTCGTTGAATCGAGATAACAAATCGTCACCTTTATTGGCAAGGTATAGTACCCACGGGCTAATTCTGCCAGTCTTTATAAGATAAGCCGCTTCGTTTGCAGGCACATCTCGGAAGAAATCTTCAAACTGCACATTATTCTTACTACTCCAATCCATTATTTCGATGATTGTTCTCTCTGTAGCACTTACAGCAGGCTCTTTCTTTATAAGATCTATTACATACGTTTCATATACAAAATCTTTAGACCAGTCTTTCAGCTTTATACCATTTAAGATAACAAAATCTATATATTTTTCAATATAGATAGGTTTTAATAATGCTAAATGGTTTCCAAACTTAGCAAAATCTATATAATATGGACTGTTGATAAAATCTTCTACAGATTTTACCTTTTTGCATTGTGTTGTTAATTCGTAGAATCGTTGAAATGCTCTTAGACCAAAACGAGAACCTGCGGCCTCTATATCCAAAAATCTTTGTTTTTTCACACAGACATGTGTCGACAACGTCTTCATATGAAGGAATGACTTGCCGCAATATTTACAGATATTCATTTTACTTCGCTTTACTCTTAGTCTCGCCCTTAAACAATTCTTTTATAGTCTTATCGTCGTACCCGTGATCCTTAAAAAACGTCTTAAGGTCCAGTTGTGTATTCATGTGTAACAGGAGTTCTATATCATCATCTTTCATTAACGGGAAGTGTGAAATAAGAGCTGCTATTAACGGACTTTTCTTTACACCCTTCGGTGCTCCGGGCCACTCGTGACGTTCTTTTCTACCTGTCCCTGTAATAGCAAGAAGCATCCATTCCAGTTCTTTATGTTTGCCTGTTTCTAAGGAATTTTCTGTTTTCTTAGAACTAAACAAACTAGAGCGTTTATTCATTGTCTCATTTACAGTATATATCTGATCTGCATAGCAGCTAGATACCGAACTCATCCATCTTGTTAGTTGCCAAATAGATATTTCTTTCTTTTGTACATCCGTTAAGGTCGAATAATAGTTCTTATTATTCCTGTCGAGCGCGGGCAATACATCCGCGAATAGGTCGTTCTTATATTCTTTTATTGTAACTTCTTCCTCTACTGGTGCAGCATCGGGATTTAATTCATGAAATCCTGACAACCAATCCCCTATTTCGTTACTCAAAGAGTGCTCCAATATCTATAACATCCGGTAATTTACTTACTTCTTTAACAAATAATACACAGTTAGGAAATGGTTTATCTTCTACGGGTACAACAAGGATATTTCCGTTTTTTAATTTAGGAAAGAACCATTTTAATTCTGCATACACATTTGTAATGACGACTTCCTGCGGTCTAGGCACCATATGACGCAAAGGATTAAATGCCATGGTATGAAAACCTCTGTCATTTAAGCTAGTTAATGGCATAATCTCTAAATCGCTATAATCCGAATCACACACAAGTATAGACCAATCTAAAGGCATTTGTACTGTAAATTTTCCTATATTAAGAACTACAGCAGGTGCATAGAAGCTTTCTAAAAAGATGAGTGGTATAAAAAAGTAATCAGGATTTTTAGGATCTGAATAATCTAATACACAATATCTAATATCCTGATCCTCTGGCGGAATTCTGTCCAGATTGTATGCTACGTTATCGTTAGTTAGTATATTAATTTTATTCTCCTGTTAATACATTACTCGTGTCCAGCCCTTCTCGACTCCGAGAGACTTTTTATATTCTTCATAATCTTTATCTGTTGCAGACCTGATCGGCACCTTACCAAAATTAAAGGTATTTTCGCTGATTCCGCATCGTTTTAAATAGTCACACAACATATTTTCGACACTACAATGTTTTAAAGCTAAGAATGCTAGTGTATCTGCCGAATCTGAAAATTCGTCATAAGATAATGTTATCTTAGGTACAGAACCATAACTAAACTGGTTTGTTTTTATAGTGCCTATCTCTATATCTAATTCGTTTGCTTCGCAAAACGTCTTAATTAATGGTATGTATCCTTCAGATATACAGGTTACTATTGTTTTCATTGCTATTCAATATGTTATCTTTAATACAGAGTACGGATACTCCTGCTCTGTGTAAAACTTCTTTCTTTTTGTCAAATGTCTCTTAGAAAACTTACAATTAGAACATATATCATACACATTAACAAAATCTTTGTCGGGTGCTACACGGATGCCGCGTCCAATACTCTGAATAACACGAACAAAACTCTTTCCTGCTTCAAATAGTATTAAATTATATATTCTAACAATATTAATACCGGTCGATGCTACACCATATGTTGCTATAATAACTTTCCCGTCAACTTCTTGAACTTCTTTATACTCTGCTTTTCGATCTTTCGACTTCATTCTGCCAGAAACAAATATTGAATCCGGTATAAGTGATTGTAACATCTCTCCCGTCTCTATGCGATCAACCAATATAAGAGTATTGCCGGTTTCTGATATCTCTTGTACTTTACCAGCCACAAATTTTAATCTTGGCTCATTTGTTGTCAGCCATTTAAGTTCTGTTTGGTAGTTACCTGATGCAGCGGCTCCGACATCTTGCATTTGTAACACATTTACGTGTAACTGAGCCAGTATTCCTTTATCCTGCAGATCTTTGGTGTTGATCTTGCCTAGTAGTGGCCCAATACATGCAACCACACCAACTTTATCGCCCTCTTCTTCGGGCATTGTGCCAGTTAATCCCCACCTAATAGGTGCATTATTTAAATAGGTCGATAATAAACGTCTCAATACATCGGCTTTTGCTTTGTGTACTTCGTCTACGATAACGCAGACTACTCCTTTGAAGAAAGCGTTTATATCTATCTCTAAATTGTGTTCTTTTGATTTCTTTGCCAGGCTTTCTAAGCTTTGCCATGTGCATATTGTGTGGGTCTTTAAATACTCTTTCCTATCACCGAAGAATACACCCACATCTAATCCCATATTAATATAATCTTCTTCAGTTTGTGTCACTAAATCCTTAGTTGGCACAATTACTATGCTGCGACCATATGGCTGCACTTTGTGGCTAAGAATCGCCGTTATTAGGGTTTTTCCCGAGCCTGTTGGGGCGATATTGATCCCGGTTATGTTAGTTAGATAGGAATTGATTACTTCTAACTGATGTTCCTTAATTAAGATAGGATTGCCTTCATATGTATGTCCTGCCGGCCAGCATAAATGACTATAACTATCTTCTTTGACTAACTCAAATTCAAAATTCTCATTTACTTGACGTTGGTCGTCTATTTCTACATCATATCCGAAGTGCTGAACGATAGGTAGCAGTTTATCTAATAAATTTAGATATGATCGTGCGCCTATATCACAGTAACTCATCTTACCATTCCATCTGCCCAATCTGACTGCGGGAGTATATTGGGCGCCCGGTACATAAAATTCGAGAGACGATGTCATCTTACGACGACATTCGGGAGATAAGTCTGTAAACTTTATGTTTACTTCATCTAATATTTGTAAGGTTGTTGTTGCCATTAAATACTCGCATCGTCGAGTCCTGCAACCCGTAATTTAATAATATGCCCTGTCATGAAGTTTTTAGCTTCAAAACCTTTACTAATAGACAAATACTTGTTTCTTAATAAAGCTACTTCATTTATTAGTAATGTTGTATCCACTATACTTGCCACACCATCTACATATTTTTCTGCGTCTCGAGAACTAAGACTTTTCTGATATGCTTCTAAAAACTTCTTAAATTCTGCCGACCTATCTTTACGCAATTGAATGTTGAGATACTCCAGTACTGCTTCTATCTCTTGTAATTGGGTAAACCGTTGTTCAACGAGCCCAGGTAACTCGGCTGCATGTTTTTCCAACGATTTACCCTTTAAAGATAATTCTGTTCGTGCATCTTCTAATTCTTTTTCGAAGTGATCTATAAAATCGGGGATTAATCCCAGATCATTAGTTACTTTGTAAAACCAACTGCTCACAATCCATGCACTCTTTTAATTGCTATTTCCATTGCTTGCACTAATAACACAGCCTTTTGCGTTCTTGACATCAATACTCTTTTTATCATCATAGCTCTGGGAGGGACATTCAAGTCTTCCGCTAGAGCCTTATGTACTCTAGTCAAATTCACTGGTTCTGAAATCCACACAACGTAATCCGCACCTACAGCAGGATCTTTCATACTTTCTCTAAACTGTTGGATCTGCGTTACGGATTTCAGAACATCCTTACTATTAATGGTCGAGAGCATGGCCTCGCCGAATTCAATCGCTGGAGTAGTCATCTTCGTCATCTTCGTC